TAGAGTTTTGACCAAAGAGATATTTCCGAAAGATAATATTTTGCTGTTTGTGCCTGAAAGCGAATTGAAGGAATATCAAAAACATAACAAAGATGTGCAAATAGTAGGTGTCCCTAATGAGATTAAAGGCATAACAAAGACAAGAAATTACATACTTGATTTTACAAAAAAAAATAAAGTGAAATATCATATACAAGTTGATGATGATGCAATGTTTATTGAAGAAATACAAAACGAAACAAAGAAAAAAATAACAGATTATAAATATATATACAATTTATGTATTAAAATGTTTGTGCTTGCAGAAGATATCGGGTTCAGGTTGTGGGGATTTAGACTAACAGCAGATATGAGAGATTACCGATGTATGTCACCGTTCACTACCGTAATGCCGGTAGTGTTTAATATTGCTGGCATAATTGACAACGATATATGGTTTGATGAACGATTTATTGTCAAGGAAGATTATGACTATAGTATGATGCATATTTTAAAATATGGTGGCGTACTGAGATATAACAAGTATTATATTGGTGTTAACCATCTATTCAATAAAGGTGGTTGCGCTTCTTATAGAAATGATGATATAGAAAAACAAATGCAGAACTTATTAGTGAAGAAATGGGGAAAAAAATACATAAAAAATAGCAATAATAAAAATTATATAACTGTGCGTGGCTTACGTCCGGGAATATGAATATAAAAGTGCCTAAAATATTTATACCAGTATTGACATCAAACAAAAGATATATAGTGCTATATGGCGGAAGGGGTGGCGGAAAAAGCTGGTTTGTTGCCCTGTATTGCCTAATTAAAGCAATGGAAAATAAAAGAAGAATTTTATGTACACGTGAAATACAAAGAACTATCAAAGACAGTGTGTATAAACTGCTCGTAGACCTAATAAAGAAATATCCAGAGTTTGAAAAATTCTTCATAATAAAACATGATATGATTTGCGGTGTAAACGGAAGCGAGATAATATTCAAGGGTTTAAAACATAACCCAACTGAAATAAAGTCAACCGAAGGTATTGATATATGCTGGGTAGAAGAAGCACAAAATATCAGTAAGCAAAGCAATGATTTGTTGACCCCTACCATCAGGAAGGAAAACAGCAAAATTATCTACACTTATAACCCGTATAGTATTAAAGATGTTGTAAAGACTGAATACATTGATAAAGAAAGAGATGATGTGCACAAAATAAGAGTTCTTTATTTGGATAACCCTTTCTTGCCGAATGTCCTACTGCACGAAGCAGAGTATGACAAAAAAAATGATTATATGCTCTACAAACACAAATGGCTTGGTGAAACATTACAATATAGCAATTTATTGGTGTTTGCAGATAAAATTGTTGTTGACGATTACGAATATAGTGATAATATTGCCATAAGATATGGCGCCGATTGGGGTTTTAGTCAAGACCCAACGGTGCTCATAAAAGTTGTCATCGATGGAAAAATATTATATATTGAAGAAGAAGCGTATGCAATTGGTTGTGACATCGATAAAATACCAGAATTATTTGATAGAATTGAAGGAGTACGAAAGGGATTGATTATCGCAGATAGTGCAAGACCTGAAACAATAAGTTATATACGGAATCAAGGATTTAACATACGAGCCAGCATAAAAGGTGCAGGTAGCGTCAAAGAAGGAATTGCCTTTCTGCGTAGCTTCGAAAAAATAATAATAAACCCACAGTGCAAGCATACTATTAACGAATTCAGTAACTATAAATACAAACAAGACAAAATAACAGGCGAGCCATTGAATGATGTACAAGATGGCAATGACCATACCATTGATGCTGTTAGATATGCGATAGAAGACTTGATGCGCTATTACACAAAAGCGCCAAATACTCGGAAAAACCAAAAAGTTGGCAAATCTAAAATGAAGGAGTTGCCTGCATTATGAGATGGATAACATTAATTCTCTGCATTATATCGTTTTTACTTGGTGGAGTATTGACATATAGTTTATATGAGCATAAACCTAAAATTGAAATTAAAGAAATTAAAACAGTGGAAACGAAATATATCAGAATACCAGTTACACAAAAAGAAATGGAAGAATGCGTGAAGTCATCAATTATAGTAGAAGCAAAAGAAAAAGGCGATGTAATAGTAATCAGGGCTCACGATAAATGTAAGGAAACAACAGCAGAAATAATAGTTGAAGCGCAAAAAAATCCCGAAGAGATTATAAGAGCAGGACTGCTTGGCGTTGCCGCAGGAGCATTGATTGTCGCATTGATATCAATACTATGAAGGTTTGAAAATGGACAAAAAACTATTATATGAGATAACAAAATACGGCAGGGGCAATTATTACATTAGCGACGTCTTATATTATACGAGTGAAAGAACAACAGCGCAGTATAAGATTATGAGACGATATCCGATGTGCTGGCTTGGTTTGCAGTTTATTAAACTTGGATTGCCGAATGTACCGTTTACAGTTGAATGTGAAGAGAACAAAGATGTTGCAATAATTCTGGAAAAGAATATAAAAAAAATATGGCGGAAATTAATAAAAGAAGCAACAGAGAGTCTTGATTATGGATTCAAGGCTTTTGAGATACGATATAAAGTAGGACAAATTAAATATAAAGATGAGAATGATAAAGATGCAAATTTTGAAGGGATTCTGTTTAAATCGCCGAAGCCGTTGGATGGGGAAACAATTCAAATATTAATACAACCAGATGGAAGCCTGCGTGGATTCAGGCAAACAATCAACGGTCAATCGGTTGATGTTCTTGTTGAAGACAGGAAATGCTTATTGTTTACGCATAATCTTGAAAGCGGCCAATACTATGGAATGAGTGCTCTTGAACCTGCTTATCCCTTCTGGTATGATGCTAACCTTAACAGACAATTTCACATGCGCTGGCTGGAAAGGAAAGGCACAGGATTTTTCAAAGGTTTGTATCCATCAGGTTTAACTACAACAGAAGATGGAGAAAAGGACAACCAAGACATTATGCTTGATTTGTTGAATAATGTACTTGAAGGAAATGTAATAGCGTTGCCATCGCAACGAGATGAGCATGGCCAGTTGATGTGGGACATTGCTTTCTTGAACGATGAAGACAAAACAGACCCATTCATAAGCAGGGCAAAATATATTGATGAAATGATATTAAAGGCTTTGGTTATACCAGAAAAGGCTCTTACACAAGGGGAAATTGGTGCAAGGGCGAGCATAGAAGCCTTCCAGGATATGTTTATCCAGAGAAAGCAGGCTGTGCTTGATGAAGTTGTTGATGTTATAAACAACTATTATATACCACATTTTGTTGAGCTGAATTTTGGGAAAGACATAGATGCGAGAATAATCCAAGGTCAAATAAGCGATAGTACTATTGATATATCCAATAAAATTATTCAGAAACTTGTTGAGACTGACAAGATAAAAGTTAACAAAACATGGCTTGTAGAAAAGACTGGCGTACCATTTGAATACTGTGATGAGATGAAAGAACAAGAACCAGAAATAGAGCAGGAAATAAAAGAAGAACCAGTTCAAGAAGAAACAGAAGCAGGACTTGAAAGTGAAGAAAGCAAAGAAGCAAAAATGACAGAAGGTTTTGAAACTGTTGAAGAAAAATTCTGGAGACCTGAAAACGAACTTGAAAGAAAATACAACATGTCCAGGCTTGATAGCTATATTACTGATAGACAATTACAATTCTTGAATGATATGGCAGCAGAGTTGCAATTCCAAGTAGATAGGATTAAAAGATATATAGACAAAAATTGGGATGAAAAAAACTATACGAAAGTTGTTGCCGATGTTGAAGTAAAACGTTCACCAGTACGTAAAATATTGCAAAACTTCTTGTATGATGTATATGAATACGTAATGCGCAACTTCAAACAAACAATAGAAATGAGATTTGCTGAAATAGACAGCTTTATTGGATTCAGGATAGATATTGTTGCAGATAAGATTGTGAAGGATTTGGAAACTGCAATCAAGCTTCAAGTCGGAAATGACATTGCCGCAATGAAGTCAAAAGTTGAAGTCACTGATAGAATTGGAAATACAACATTGCATTCTTTCTTGACAAGTCGTATGCCTGTGATAGCCGAAACTGAAATTGGTTTCATACTTAATAAGAGCGTAGACAGTTATATTAAGCAGAACATAGATGCAGTAAAGAAAGGCTTGCTTGATGAGATGAAAGAAATAAAAAGAGTGCGATACAGTGCTATAATGGACAATAAGGTTTGCGCTATGTGCCAGAAGTTGGATGGAACTGTGGTTGAAGTAAACAGCGCAGTTTATTTCAGATACAATCCACCAATTCATTACAATTGCCGATGTGTGTGGTTACCCATTACAGTTGAGGAAATTGCAGACCCAAGACATGAGTATACTGATTTGACTGTGAACGAAAAAGGCAGGCCAATTAGTGTCGAAGACATTGCACGAAAACTTGGTGATGACAGCTTGCTAAAAACATTTTGTGAATGTGGAGCGTAAATATGCCAATACCGAAACCACGTAAAGATGAGA